GCGGGAGTCGAACGAGTCTTTGAGTTCAAGACCGGACGCAACAGCAAGCAAGCGCGAGCGTCGACGGTAAGCTACCTGTTCGATCGCGGTGACGTGCGCTTCCCACGCAACGCTGTGTGGATGAAAGAATATATCCAAGAGCTCACCGGGTTTCCCGCAATGAGGCATGATGACCAGGTGGACGCCACGGCGAACTACTTGGCTTGGATTACAGGGGAGAAGCCCTTTGACTTGTACGGTGCGTTTATGTTTGCCGATAAAATGGCAGCGAGGTTGAGGCCATGACAGATCCAGTTAGCAAACTCCCACGCCCAGATGCAACACGCGACGAGCGCATTGTCCGTAACATCGACGCCTTCATCAGCGCCACCACCGGAGCCGGGTACGCACCCGACAAGTTCACAAGCTACACGTTCGCAGCCAGTGCCGTCCTGAACGACCAACTGCTCGAGGACCTGTGGACCAATCACGACCTCGCCGCTGCCATCGTGGAGCGCATTGTCCGTGACGCCTTGCGCTCCGGGTACGAGCTCGACTGGTCTGGCTCTACCGACGAAGAACGCCGCGACGTGGTGGACTGGGCCGAATCAACCTACGGCGTGACTACCGAGGTGGGCGAAGCGCGTGTTTTCTCGCGTCTCTTCGGCGGCGGCGGTGTCGTCATGGGCATTGACGGACAGCTTGAATCCCCTGCTATCCTTGGTGGGCCTGTTAGCTTCCTGAGAGCTACGCCAAGCCCGCGTTTACAGGGACACTTCTTCTATGGCGATCCCAGCAAGCAAAGCTATGGCCAGGTCGAGGTCTACTGGATGCGCCAGCTCCAACTCGTCAACGACATGGACGGGGTAGAACCATTCGTTCCCATTCACGAAAGCAGGGTGATTCCGTTCTACGGCATCAAGACCACTGACCAGCAAATGATCCGCGACAAGGGCTGGGGCAAGTCCGTCCTTCACCGCATCTATGACCTGCTCCTGAAGTTCGACGCCAGCTTTGACAGCGTGCTCTCTACCTTGGCCGAGTCCTCCATCCCCGTCTACAAAGTCAAAGCTCTGTTAGACCTCTTGGCGTCAGAGAACGGGGAGCTGCTAGCGAAACGCTTCGAGCTCATCAACACGGCAAAGGGCGCTTACAAGGCCGTCATCCTCGACATGGACGAGACATTCGAGCGTGTGGAAGCAAGCCTGAGTGAAGCCGCAAACGTCGTGGACATTGCAATGGTGCGTGTAGCCGCCGCCTCCGGCCAACCCGCCACCCTCCTTTTTATGCGGGCACCGTCGGGTCAGAACGCGACGGGAGCAAGCGACCTCGAGAACTGGAACCAGCAAGTGGCAAGCGAACAGAGTTTGATTCTCGGTCCTGCCATTAGGAAGATTTACCGCTGGCTTCTTGCGCAACCTGACTCCCCCATCAGCAAGGCTCCAGACGACCTCAAGGTTATTTTCCCAGCCGTTGAGACGCCAACCCGTCAAGAGTTAGTCAACGAGTACCAGCAGATTGGCGCAACGGACATCGGCTACATCACTGCTGGTGTTGTGACGCCGGAGAAGGTGGCGCTCACTCGCGCTGAGCAACCTGGGTTCTTTCCCAAGATTGACAAGGCGTTTATCAGAGAGCTCGAGGAGCTTCGCAACGAGCGGTTGCTCGATCCACCTGACCCCGTGGAGATGGAGCCGGAGCCGCCCGAAGAGCTCGCGGTCCCCGCGAAGGACGCGCAGGACGATCTGGTGTTTCAGCGGGACGGCCGCACATGGATCCGAAGTGGTGGCGAAGAGTTTGAGATTACTGGGGAGTAAGTGACTAAAGCGAAGTTCAACAAGGCAGTGGATGCCAAGGGGCCTGGGCCGAAAGGTGATCCTGGCAAGCAAGGGCTCACCGGGGCACGAGGTGCAAAGGGCGCTGACGGACGGGACGGCGCTGATGGGCCACGCGGTGTCGATGGGCTACGCGGACGAGTTGGCCCCAAGGGTGACACTGGCGATGTCGGCGCAGACGGTAAGCAAGGGCTCACTGGCACACGCGGCGCACCTGGCCAGGACGGCACCAACGGACTGGACGGGGCCGATGGTAAAGACGGACTAGACGGCCAGCCCGGAGTAGCTGGCGAGATCGGACCCGAAGGCAGAGTTGGCGCTCGCGGTGATCAGGGACTAGGTGGCCCACGCGGAGCACCCGGACAGGACGGCTGGGACGGACAGGACGGTACAGACGGACGGGATGGCGATAAAGGCGACACGGGCGAGGCCGGACCCCAGGGCAAAGCCGGTGCCAAAGGTGCCAAAGGCGCTAAAGGCACCAAGGGAGACGACGGTCCTCAGGGCAAGCAAGGGGAAGAGGGCGAGCAGGGACCACGAGGCTGGACTGGCGGCGGCGGCGGTGGTGGATGGGCCTCGGGCAACGGTGACGCCGATCATTCCCATGTCCCGCAGAGCGCCACGCTGACAAGGGACGGGAACGGTAGCGTGCAAAGTGTTACGGTAGAGGGGCAAGATGCCTGGGTCATATCACGCAACCCAAATCTGAGCGTGGCCTCGCTCACGGACACAAATTATCTCGTCGAAGTTGATCGGGACCTAGACGGAATCGTAACAGGAGTCACAGCCACAGAGCTTTGATTCAAAAGGATTAGACAATGGCATGGGACGCAACAGACTGGACAATCACACGCGCTGACGGAAACATCCGTTACACGGGCGATGCGCACGATGGCACCGCTCCAACTTACGTCACCGGCATTGAGTTTCACAGAGCTCTGATGGATTTCGCGGATGAGAGCACTGACACGTCATCCGACGACCAGTTGGCTATCATCGACAACGTGCCTTCACAGCGCGGTGGTGTTGATACAAACATCACGCTCCTCAACAGCTTCAACATCGACCAGACCGCGTCGGAGCATCTGTACGACACGTCCATCTCGCAGCTTGACGGCGCAGAGATTTACGATGGCATCCAGGTGTTCGGTAACTCCACCAGCATCCAGGTCATCCAGGACGGCGCGCTTATCACGCCGGACTTTTGGAACGAACCCAAGATGATCACGGCGGTCGAGGACACCGCGTCATCGACGACTCACCGCTTCCTGGTCCAAGTTCGCACAGGCGATGCGGACATCGACGCACGTAGATTACTCGGCACTCAGCGTGTCTACGGCACGGTCTACACCGAGTTCTTCATTGGTGGTGGTACGAACCGTGGTAACAACGTGCTCGCGCTCACGGCCAACAACGACTTGAACAACGACAAGGCCGAAGGCGTCGTTGCGATCGCGCCTTTTGATACTGTCGTCAACGCCAACGAGGGCTACACGGCCATCGACGCCAACTTCGATCTGACAGACGAGTACTACTACTCCGACTGGACGACGGGCACGGTGAGCAAGAACGACTTCTACGAACGTGGCAAGTGGATCCAGCGCGAGGGCACGACTGAGGACATGTACGGGATCAATGGCGATCTCTTCCGTGGCATCACGCACGAGATCGACATCGACACAGGCGGCACAAACACCTGGACCGAGCCCGAAAGTCTTTCGTGGGGCACTGGCGCAACGGCTGGCACGGGTCAGCTCCTCGCGGTGGACAACACCACTGCCTCCGCGACGACCAAGCTCTGGCTTCAGGTACTCTCGGGTGTCGCACCCAACCTGAACCTCATCACGGGCGCTGGCACGGGAACGGGCACGGCTACCGCTACGACCCCGCGTCTTGTCTCTCTCCCGTTCATCGGCGCCTCCACTGGCGCGGCCATCATCGGCGCGTTCGGGCTTGGCATCCAATATGACGACCTGGAGGTTGCGGACAGCGTGACTTCGCTGGACGGCAACCCGCTCAACCCACCCAACAACGTGCAGTTCAACGTCACCGGCTTGGACATCACGGGCGGCCAAGAGGACTACGTGCTTGTCGGCTCTGAGGCAGGCGGCATCTTGGATCTGAACTTTGATACTGTCGTCGGCCCCATCAATGGCAACGGAGTCACTGAGATCGTGGTGACCACGGCTATCCCGCTGGACACTCCGGCGTCTGGCACCATTCGCATCGAGAACGACGAGGGCATGTACGTTCGGATCCCTTACTCAAGCTACACTGCCT